TGTGGGCGGGGCACGGGGTTTTGCAGATGCTTTTACCCCCAACGATTTAAATTTAGCTATTACAATAGGTACAGTAACTGTACTAACAACTTAGGAGTAGTAATATGGCAAAGATGGAAAACATGAAAGAAGATATCAAGCAAGATAAGGCAATCGTTAAGAAGGCTTTTAAAATGCACGATAAGCAAGAGCACAAGGGTGGTAAAGGTACTGACTTGTCCAAGCTAAAAAAAGGCGGTAAAGTTAAGAAGATGGCTGCCGGCGGTAAGACTAACGATGACTTAAAGTCTATGGGCCGCAATATGGCTAAACTTAAAAATCAATTTGGGAAGTAATCATGGCTAAATTTTCTGAAAAATTAATGGGTAAAGAAGTTGGTGATGCAAGTAAATATGCTAAGCCACATACTCCTAAAGGAACCGACTTAAACACTAAAGATTTAGGTGGCGGTGCATTTGACTATTCTGATATGAAAACAGATGGCGTTGCTCAACGAGGCAAGGGATGCGCGGTTAAAGGATTTACTTCTAGAGGCCCATTAGCGTGAACTATACACAGTTATTTAACACCGTCAAAACTTACACGGAAAATGAATTTCCAAACACTACCTTTACTGGTACGGATGGTGTAACAACTGTAACTACGCTAAGCAACACCCAAGTTAATACCTTTATTACGCAAGCAGAAACACGGATTTATAACGCAATTAACATACCGGCTTTACGTAAAAATGTTACTGGTAGTTTAACTGCAAATAACCCATATCTGTCTTTGCCAACGGATTGGTTGTCTGCATATTCAATTGCGGTTATTGATGGTTCTGGAAACTATAGTTATATCCTAAATAAAGATGTAAGTTATATCCGTGAAGCATATCCCGGACCAACATCTACTGGGCTTCCAAAATACTATGCTTTATTTGGTACTCAATTAAGCAATAACTATGCATTGTCATATATCCTTGGTCCAACACCAGATCAAAATTATGGCGTAGAGATGCATTATTTTTATTATCCAGCATCTATCGTTACGGCTGGTGAATCTTGGCTAGGTGATAATTATGATCCAGTCTTACTTTACGGCGCGTTACTAGAAGCAACTATATTTATGAAGGCAGAAGCCGAGATTGCTACGATGTACAAGGCTAAATACGATGAAGCATTAAATGAATTGCGTAGATTATGTGACGCATTAGAACGTGGTGATAGTTATCGAGATGGGTTGTTAAAGCTAAACGCAGCTCCTAAAGGCGGTGTCATATGATAAGCCAAGGGCAATGTACTATATTTAAACAAAACCTTTTAAATGGTTTGGAGAACTTCACAAGTGGAACCTATAAAATTGCACTTTATACATCTTTGGCTAATTTGGACGCTACAACTCTTGCTTATACTACTTCCGGTGAAGTTACTGGAGCGGGATACACAGCAGGGGGAAAAACCTTAACTAACATCGTGCCAGCAAGTGCGAATGGCGCGGCGTATGTATCGTTTCAAAATGTAACTTGGAGTGGCTCTGGCTTTACTGCTAGAGGTGCTTTGATTTATAATGGTACAACTGGCGCGGCAGTATGTGTATTAGATTTTGGATCAGATAAGACATCAAGTAATTTTACGATAACTTTTCCAGCGGCTACATCAACGACTGCCGTTATCATTCTTAATTAGGAGTCATTATGAGCGATGAATTATCAAATTTTGGTGACAATGCATCAGCATCTGTTAATCGTGGGGCGCAACATGGTGAAACATTAGGCATTCAAGGTATTTACCATGTTGTTTGTCGTGATAAAAAAGGTAATATTAAATGGGAAGATGATGCCCCTAATTTAGTTACTGCCGCTGGCAAACAGTCTTTATTTGACTTTTACTTTGGCGCTACGGGTACAGCAGGTGGTACAGCTTCCGGTGCAAACTATTTAGGTCTTATTGGTTACACAGGCACATTAGTAACTGCTGGTTCTTTTGTAGTTGGTGCAACATATCAAATTGCTTCTGTCGGTACAACAACATTTACAGCTATCGGTGCAGCTGCAAATACTATTGGTACTGTGTTTGTTGCTACTGGTGTGGGTTCTGGTACAGGTACGGCTAACTTAATTGGCACTTTCCTTGCTGCCGATACAATGGTTACACACGCTGGTTGGGTTGAAGTTGGTTTAGCTAACGCTCCTACATACACAGGCAATAGACAATCAATTACTTGGACAGCTGCAACATCATCTGGGACATCGCCATCTAACGTAACAACTAAGACAGGTTCTACAGTAACATTTGCAATTACTTCTTCTGGTAGTGTTGGTGGTTGTTTTATTAACGGCGGCGCATCTGCTTCTGCTACTAAGGATACAACAACTGGTGTCTTATATTCTGCTGGTGCATTTACTGGTGGTTATAAAACAGTTTCAAACGGCGATTCTTTAACGGTTACTTACTCAACTACAGCAACTAGTTAATTGCTAAGGATAACATGGCTTTAGTACTCCTAGATCGCGCACAAGAAACAGCAACAGCAAATACGACTGTTAGCTTTACTATGCTTGGAGCTGTTACAGGTTATCAATCTTTTGCTGGAGTTGGCGATACCAATACTACTTATTACGGCGCTACTGACGGCACAAACTGGGAAACAGGCATTGGAACTTATTCCACAACTGGACCTACCCTAACTCGTACTACTATTTTAGCATCATCTAATGCAGGCGCAGCAGTCACATTTTCTGGTGGAGTAACTATATTTATTGATTACCCAAGCGGTAAATCACTTTTTCAAGACGCATCAGGCAATAGTTATATCCCTAACTTAGGTACAACTACTGCGTCAACAGGTAAATTTACAACATTAACTGCAACAACATTAACTGGGTATGTAAAAGGTAATGGCAAAACTGCCATGACTGCATCAAGCACAATACCATCTACAGATATTAGTTATACAAATCCATCAACAGGTTCAACTGCAATAACTGCTTATATAAAATTAAATGATTTTACAAGTATTGTTGATTTTGGTGGTATTGCTGGAAATACAACTGCTAATGATGCGGCTATTACTCAAGCAAATACAGATGGTGGTGTTTCTAATGCCAATATTCCATTGCATATACCTGCTGGAGTATTTAATACAACTAAAAACTTTTTTTACAATTTAAATAATCGGCTTTATGGCGAAGGTCAAATTACTACTACTGATACAACAGGAAGTGGAAATTATGGTCAAGCAAGAGCAAGATCATTAATTAATACCGAAGTAACTGATCCAGTTTCTTTTAATTCAGGTCAAATTTTTGATACTGGATTTGACAAAACTCATGTAACTCAATACACCTATTCAGGGGTTAATGTAGGTAAAACTTTTGCCACTATTGCAACTTTTACAGGAAGCATTAGCGCAACTACATTAACAGTTACTGCTATAGCATCAGGTACGATTGCTATTGGTCAATGTATTAGTGGTACAGGAATCACAGCTGGAACAAAAATAACTGCTGGAAGTGGCTTATCTTGGACTGTAGATAAAACTCAAACTGTAACAAGTACAACCATTACAAGTTTTAATAATTATCGAACAGTTTACCCATCAGCTATGTCTGTGCAAGTAATGGATAATAGTGGCGGTACTAATTTATCATTGTCTGGAAATGCTGGTAGAACAGGACAATCTGCAAATTATTTATTAACTCGACAAAATGGACAAGGCGATTTAACTTGTTTTTCATTTAATTATCAAGTTAATAGTGAATTAATTGGTGCAACAAGTTTTTTAGCAACTCCAGCAGCAATTGCTTTTGGTGGTAGTGCATCTTCTACAAAAAATGGCGCATATTTAGAAACATTTGAATTTGATTACTCAGATCAAGGTAATGACATTGCAGTTATTAATTCAGTAATTAATCTTCAAAGAACAAATAATACTGGTGCTTTAGGTGCGGTATGGATTTATTCAAGACCTCAATCAACCGGCACAGTTCCTATTGATTGTTTTTATTCAGGTAGTGGATTAGGTAATGTAGGATTAGATTTTACTGCGTGTGATTTTTCTACAAGTGGTAATAACTCAGCAATTGTATTAAAACAAAATCAAAAAACTTATTGGAACGGAACTGCAATAGTTAGTTCAGCTTCAGGTGGTTCTTTTACAAGTTCAGTCGATAATAATTATGATACTTTTAATGGAACAAATAGAATATTCAATGTCAATTCATCTAGCAATGGATGGAATTGGGTAGCTAATACTACAGCAGTAGCAACATTAACTGGTAGTGGTGCATTTACCGCAAGTTCAATTTCAAGTAGTGGTCAATTAACTTTAACCAATAATAGTAATTACAATATATATGCTAGTGGTTCAGGTGCTAATTATTTTGCTGGTCAAGTTGCAATAGGAACAACAACTTTAACAAATGGATATTTTTCTGTTTTAGCAACTCAATCAACAGCAATATCAAATGTTGATATTAGAGGAACTAATACTTATGCTGGTAATGCTGCTGGTTTAACTGTCAACCCAACTTTAACTGGAACTTCAGCAAGTACAAATTTATATGGTTTTACTACAGCTCCAATATTTACAATTGCTTCTGGCGCAACTGTTTCAGGTATTTATGGTTTAAATTCAAATGCGATTTTAAATTCAACAACAACTCCAACTAATTTTTATGCTAATGCAACGCAAATATCATTAACTGCTGCTGCTACTGGTGGAACTATTTCAAATGGGTATTGTTATATTGCTTCAGCACCATCATTTAATGCTTCTGCAACAACTAAATTTACCTCTTATTCATCATTTGGAACAGGTAATGTAACTCAAGGTACTGCATTAATAACTAATGTGTATGGATTCTTTGGCGGTCAAGCTGCTGGAACAGGTCGCTGGAATTTATACATGAGTGGAACAGCGGCTAATTATTTTGCTGGTGATATGCAATTTAATAAAACTGTTACTGCTACAGGCACAACAGGCGCACAAACCATTAGTAAAAATGCTGGAACAGTCAATTTTGCCGCAGCAGCAACTTCTTTAGTTGTGACCAATACTTTAGTAACAACATCCAGTATTATTATTTGTACAGTCGGAACTAACGATGCAACCATGAAATCAGTTCAAGCAGTCGCAGCCGCAGGCTCATTTACTCTTTACCCAAGTGCTGTACCAACAGCAGAAACAAGGGTCAATTTTATAGTGATTAACTAATATGAATTTATACATATACAAACCTTATAACTTAACATTTGACGAAAATGGAACTGTTCGAGCAGTAGATTTTGCTGTTCTAGTTAGCGATGGAACAGATTCATTTGAAATTAATGGCCATACTGCTTTGCCTTTGCCATCAGGAAATTTTATACCTTATGAACAATTGATTGAAAAAGAAGTAATTGAATGGATTAAAAACCTAGTTGGCGGGCAAACGGAAGAGCAAGCAGACGCAGAATTAACTGCGTTTAAACTTCGCAAAGCAAAACCTATTTTTAATGGCATACCTTGGGGCAACTAATGAACTTTAACTTAAACAAAGACGAAATTACTTTTATTATGAATGTACTTGGCGAATTGCCGTCTAAGACCGGCGCTTTTGTACTGCTACAAAATTTGCAAAAACAAATAGACGAGCAAAAACCAAAAACCGGCGAGTAATGTTTGGTAAACAACCAATATCTTCGTCCCCTTTTGTTAGGGCAGGGGGGTTATTTGCCCAAATAAACGAAAATACACGGGTAACAGATACGGCTAGCATAAATGCAGTATTTGCCGGTTTGATTGTAGAAAACATTAAAGGTGCTGATTCTCCTTCTGTGGTCGCAAGTTTTTCTGCTATTGCTTCAGAATCTACAAGCGTTGCAGATTTACCCTCAGTTCTAGCCTCATTTGCATCTAGTTTAACGGAAGCCTTAACCGCAGCCGATTCAAGTTTAGTTATTAAAACCATGTACTCGAATGTATCCGAAGACTTTGGTGTGGCAGACGCTCAGACTAGGACTTACATTGCTAATGCTTTAATTGCTGAAAACATTAATATAGCAGACGGCATTACAGTTATTGCCTCGTTTAGTAGTCAAATAGCTGAAAATTTGGTATTATTAGATAACTCAATTCAGCGTGGCTGGATTAAAATAAACAATACAGAAGTGACCAACTGGGGTGGAGTTAATAATGCTAATTCGTCTTCTTGGGGCGCTGTTAATAATGCTAATTCTAATAGTTGGAACAATGTTAATAACGTAACATCAAACACATGGAGCCCGGTAAATAATACAGAGTCTACCGGCTGGACACCAATAGATAATAGTCAAGGATAAATATGTCATCAAGTTACTCAACAAATCTACGAACAGAACTTATTGGTGCCGGCGATCAAGCAGGTAACTGGGGAAACACAGCTAACGGCACACTAGGATCAATATTAGAACAAGCCATTGCTGGTGTATCCGGCGGGCCTTATATTGGTGGCACATACCCAGTAGTCAACTTTCCAACCGATGCCGATATCACATTAACTGCAAATAATGGCTCAGTAGACCAAGCAAGAAGTGCTGTATTGGTAGTGACAAGCTCCGGAAGTTTAACGGCTACTAGAAATATTATTGCCCCCGCATCAGCAAGTAAAATCTACATTATTAATAACTCTACAACCGGTGGGCAAAGTATCCAGATTAAATATGCTACTGGCTCTGGTATTGTTATTCCTAGTGGTCAAACAGTTTCAGTTTATGGCGACGGAACAAACTTCTACGCTTCACAAACAAATGTTACAAACGCAACAAACGCAACAAACTCAACTACTAAAGCAGTAGGTGATAATACAACTGCAATTGCAACTACAGCATTTGTGCAAACTGCTATTCAAACTTTATATCCTGTTGGTTCTATTTATACTTCTACGGTAAGCACAAACCCTAATACATTGTTTGGTTTTGGTACATGGGTATCATTTGGTGCAGGGCGTGTAATGATAGGTCAGGATGGTAGTTCATTTATTGCAGGAGCGACAGGTGGTAGTGCTGATGCTGTTGTAGTAAACCACACACATAGTGCAACATCAACAGTTACAGACCCTGGGCATTCCCATGCAGGTTTACATACTCCAGTAAGCGCGAATAATCCTGGTCCATATGTTGGTTGGTATGGGTGTAGTTCAGTAGTAGATGTAAATACTTCATCAGCAGTTACAGGCATTACAGTAGCAACAACAAATACATCAACAGGTGTTAGTGCAACAAATGCAAACTTACAACCCTACATAGTTGTTTATATGTGGAACAGAACAGCATAAGGAATAAATATGTCTTGGTTAGAACAAGTAGCACCTACAATAGCAACAGCACTTGGTGGGCCATTAGCAGGCTTAGCCGTATCCGCTATATCTAAAGTATTAGGCGTTGACGAAAAAGATGTGCAGAATACCATTGATAGTGGCAAAATGACTTCCGACCAAATAGCACAGCTTAAGATTGCCGAGATTGAGTTTCAAAAACAAACACAAGAACTAGGATTAAACTTTGAAAAGTTAGCTACAGATGATAGAAGGTCTGCCCGTGATATGCAGTCCACCACTAAATCGCATGTACCAGCAGTTTTATCATATGGTATTACTATTGGGTTTTTTGGTATTCTCTATGCGTTAATGATGGGATATGCTCAAAAGTCTGATGAATTGATGATTATGTTGGGCTCGCTTGGAAGCGCTTGGGTGGCTATTGTATCTTTTTGGTTTGGCTCAAGTCGTAGCTCTCAAGATAAAGATCACATGTTATATAACTCAAAACCATTATGAACAAAGAAACTATATCTAATTACATAACTTTAATTGCAACGGTGACACTCGCTATCATATTGTTAAGTATGGTGTTTGTTTTGTTAACTGGGCTATTTGTAGCAAGCGTAGATAATACTAAAATATTTGAAGCAATTACGCCGGCATTCCAAACTATTGTTGGTGGGTTTATTGGACTTATTACTGGCATTAAAATCGGCGAAAAAGATGATAAACAACTTTGAACAAGCTCTAGCATCCGTGCTTAAATCTGAAGCTGGGTTTCAATCTGACCCGCATGATGCTGGGAATAAACTACCAGATGGTAGGGCAGGCTGCACAAATCTCGGCGTGACACAGGCGGCATGGGAAACTTATGTTGGACACCCTGTTACTTGGAATGATATGAGAGCGTTAACTCCAGAAAAGATTTCACCGCTATATAAAAGAAAATATTGGGACGCTGTGCGTGGCGATGATTTGCCTGCTGGTGTTGATTATATGATGTTTGACTTTGCTATTAATGCTGGTCCGGGTAGGGCAATAAAATTACTACAAGAATGTATAGGTGAGAAAATTGATGGTGTATTAGGCCCTATAAGCATGTCCACTTTAAAGTCGATGCCTATTAAACAATTAATTGAGCGTTTTACAGATACTAAAGAAAAGTACTATAAAAGTTTAGCTAATCCAACATATGAACATGGTTGGATTAATAGGGCTGAACTAGTAGAGATTAACGCACTTAAAATGGTGGCTTAAATGTTACAAAAACTTGTCATGCGCCCCGGAGTAAATAGAGAAGGCACAACTCTTGCTAACGAAGGTGGATGGTATGCGGGCGATAAAATTAGGTTTCGTTCTGGACAAGTAGAAAAAATTGGTGGATGGACATTAGATGGCGGTCAAGTAAGCACAGGTAATTCTTATGTTGGTGTAGCTCGCTCATTAAAAAACTGGATTGGGCTAAATGGGTATAACTACTTAGGCATTGGCACTAATCAAAAGATTTATATTCAGCAAGGTACTGGTGGTGTTATTTATGATATTACTCCCATTCGCGCGGTGTCATCTGCTGGTGCTGCTACTTTTGCTGCGACCAATGGCTCTTCTGTTCTTATTGTTACTCAAAGTGGACATAATGCGCAGTCTGGTGACTTTGTGTCCTTTACGGGGGCCGTTACGCTAGGTGGTAATGTAACTGCGGCGATTTTAAATCAAGCTCAAGGGTATCAAGTTACCTACATTTCTTCATCCCAATATTCAATTACAGTTTCAGTTATAGCCAATTCAAGCGATACTGGAAATGGTGGCGGTTCTACAATTGCAACATATCAAATTACATCGGGTAGCGCGACATATACACAAAATGCTGGGTGGGGTGCTGGCGGATGGGGTGGAGTTAACACCGGATACTCTAGTACAGGATGGGGAAGTCCCGCTCCTGCTGGGTTAGGTATTGGGTCTCAATTACGTTTATGGAGTCAAGCAAACTACGGACAGAATTTAGTATTTAATCCTCGTGGTGGACCTATCTATTACTGGGTTGTAGATACAAACCCCAACATCTATAACGTGGGGCAAGTTTTATCCCCAACTAACACAAACACTCAAAATACTATTGCGTATTGGAGAACAGATGCTGGTACGGCTGCATGCCCTACTATTTGTAATTTTGTTATGGTGTCCGATGCTAGTCGTTTTGTTATTGCATTTGGTACAGATACACTAGGCAACGGTATTCAAGATCCAATGTTAATTAGTTGGTCTGACCAAAATAATCTTACTGTATGGTATCCGCAAATTACAAATCAAGCTGGTAATTATAGATTAAGTCGTGGTTCACAGATTATTACTGCGGTGCAAACCCGTCAAGAAATCGTAGTATTTACTGATGTTGCAATATATTCTATGCAATACCTAGGTGCGCCGTATGTATGGGGCTTTAATATTCTTGGCGACAATATTTCTATTATGGGTCCTAACGTTGCAGTAGCGGTTAACAACGTTACTTACTGGATGGGTAAAGATAAGTTCTTCATGTATTCTGGACAAGTGCAAACCCTACCATGTACCGTTAGAGAATATGTATATCAAGACATAAATCAATCTCAGTCTTATCAGTTCTTTGCTGGGGTAAATGAGGGTTTTAATGAGGTGTGGTGGTATTACTGTTCTGCTAATTCACTTGTTATTGATAAGTATGTTATCTACAACCATTTAGAGCAAACTTGGTATTATGGTAATTTAACTAGAACTGCTTGGTCTGACACACCACTTAGAGGATATCCAACGGCAGTAGGATACGCTCCAGTAACAACGCTTACACAAGCAGTTGGGTTGACAGATACGACAATATATATTGCAAACAAAGGTAATTTCCCTTCATCTGGGGTAGCAGAAATTGAAGCAGAACGGATCATTTATACAAGCTCAACCCAAACATCTTTACTGGGATGCTCAAGAGGTGCTTATGGTACAGTAGCATCGGTGCATAATTCTGGTGTAACCGTGACTGATATTGGCGTAGTTCAATCAGGTATTATTTATCACGAGAGCGCTGTTGATAATGGCACAGCAAACCCACCAGTAGCACTTGATTCTTATATTCAGTCATCCGATTTTGACATTGGGGACGGGCATAATTTCGGCTTTGTATGGCGCATGATACCGGATATTAGTTTCAATGGCTCTACAGTTAACAATCCAAAAGTCACATTTACAGTGTTGCCAAGACAAAACCCTGGCTCTTCATATGGTAGCTCAGATTTGCCGGTAGTAACTAGCGGACAGAATTATGTAGGTCAAAGTACCTATGAAGTGCAACAGTTTACGCAATATGCGTATTGTAGAATTCGTGGTCGTCAAATGTCATTAGTAGTGTCCTCATCGGATGTAGGTGTTCAATGGCAATTAGGTGTTCCAAGACTAGATATTAAACCAGACGGGAAAAGGTGATGGCGCTTATCCCAACAAAAAATCCTCGGCTACCTGCTGCTCCGCTTGAATACAATAAGTTGTTTATGGATGAGTTTGAGCGTATTCTAGGGTTATATTTTAACCAAGTAGATAATGCAGTGGGTGGTTTAATAAAGCCTGCTAGTGGAACCACGGCGAATAGACCGACATTACAGGTACAAGTAGGGCAACAATACTTTGACACTACCCTAGGTATTCCTATTTGGTATAACGGCACTGTATGGAAAAACGCTAGTGGGACAACAGTTTAAGTGGTAAAATCAAGATAATTGTAAGGAGATATTATGGCTGGTGGCTCAGGAAATCAACTTTTAGATACAGGCTTAATGATTGCTGCTGGTGTTGCTGCGCCTGAATTAGCGCCAGTAATATTTGGTGAGGGAATGATGGCTACTGCTGGTGGAGCCGCCCTTGCTACTGGTTTAACTGGAGCTGGATTAAGCGGTGCTACAGCAGCAGCTACTGGTCAAGATGTTGGTAAAGCTGCGTTGATGGGTGGTATTGGTGGTGGACTTGGTGGATATTTTGGTGGAGCAGATGCTGCGGCTAATGCAGCTGGAACAGGAAGCTCCGTAGGAACGGCTGGTGCGCCAATAGAGTTTAGCCAAGCAGAAAATGCAGCAGGATTATCGCAGGGAATTCCACAGGCAGTGCCGCAAGTAAGCGCGTCTAATTTAGTTGATCAAGTTGGAATGACCCCTCAAGATGCTTTACAAGCTAATTCTGGCATAGCAGGACAAACAGGCGACCAAGCAGTTTCAAATTTAGGACAAAATAGTGCTTACAGTCAAACGGCTCCTACAGGAAGTAACCCTTCAGCTGCGTGGAATCAAGCAGGTAGTGGAAAAGGTATGTGGAGTAGTTTATCCCCATTAGAAAAATCTCAAGTAATCGGCGCTGGTACACTCGGTGCAAATGCCTTACTATCCCCTCCTAATATTGGGTTGCCACAATCTACTTCTCCAAATGTTCCAAAAGGACTTCAGTTTCATTTTAATGAAGACCCTAATGCAATGTATCAACCCTCTTTTGCTCCTAACTATAATGGAATTGCGGGAATCAATACAGGCCCAATAGCTCAAAGACCAATAGGGTATGCAGATGGTGGTACTGTAGAGCAGATGTCTAGAGAAAACGCTATTGGTGGAAATCAAATGTTTCCGCAATCTGGGCTAGGTGGTTTAACTGGTATGAATACTTACCAAAATGCCACCAATACCCCAACAGGAACAGATGTAATAGAGCCTACCGATGCGGTAACTGATCCTTACACAGGTGCTATGAAGTTTGCTGCGGGTGGAATGACACCGACATCCCCTACGCAAGGCACACAAAAGAATACAACGCTTAATTTACCAGCTGTTAAACAATATATGTCTATTGCCTCTACTCCAACAGGGATAAAACAGGTAAGTATGCTTGCTCAACAAGGAGACTATAATGCACAGTTTGCTTTAAATAAATTGCAAGGTGGTGATGTACAAGGGATAGATGCTACCAGTCAGGTTCCGGTACAAGCTGCACAAGGCGGAATTATGGGTTATGCAAAAGGTGGTAACTTAGGTTCTTACTCGGATGGTGGTCAACTTTTAAAGGGGCCCGGAACAGGAATTTCAGATGATATACCTGCACAAATTGGAAATAAACAACCCGCTAGACTTGCGGACGGGGAATTTGTTATCCCAAGTCGAATAGTTTCAGAAATAGGGCAAGGTTCAACAGAGGCTGGCGCTAGAGAACTATATAAAATGATGGATAGAGTGCAAAGCGCTAGGAAAAAAACAGTTGGCAAAGGTAAATTTGCAAAAAATTCTCATGCTGAAAAAGAGCTTATTGCATGAATTTATTAAGTTTAAACAAAGCTAGAGAACAAGGTAATAGTAAATATTACACTGGAATTCCATGTAAACACGGGCATATAACTTATAGATACACAAAGGATAGGGCTTGTTCAGAGTGTGTAAAATTAAAAGTAAAAAAATTATCCACACTTGGTGGTGGCAATGCAAGAAGATGGGCCAATAAAACACAGGAACAAAAAGATATACTAAATGAAAAAAGAAGAAGTTATTATAATAAAACACAAAATGCAAGATTATTCGAAAGAAAAAAAGCATATATAAAGTTAAAAGATAATCCAGTATATAAACAAAAAATGAAAGAGTATGCATCAAAATACAAAATAGAAAAAGCCGGTAAAGTTAACAATGATACTGCAAAAAGACGTGCGGCTAAATTACAAAGAACACCAAAATGGCTTACTTCAGATGATAAATGGATGATTGAACAGGCATATGAATTAGCGACTTTGAGGAAAAAATTGTTTGGTTTTGATTGGCATGTTGACCATATTATCCCATTACAAGGCGAATTAGTGTCTGGGCTTCATGTGCCAACTAACTTACAAGTAATTCCGGGTCGTGAAAACGAATCTAAATCAAATAGGTATGTAATATGAAAGTCCAAACAGTAGGTGTTGAGTATATTGCACAAATTTGGTCAGGAGTTGCTCCATACATAGAACGTGCATTACAATATACAGATGACTATAACATCGATCAAGTAAAAGTATTTCTTACCACAGGATCATGGATTTTGCTAGTTGCAGTGGATGATTTGCAACAGATTCACGGTGTGGCTACCGTAGCGCTTTATAACGGTGTAAATGACAGAACTGCCACCTTGACTACATTGGGCGGTAAGGGTGTCGTAAACCAAGATATTTTCAATCAAGTATGTAGAATTGTGCGTAGCTTAGGTGCTACCAGAATGCAAATTTATACTAGAGACGCAGCCATCCGATTATATGAAAAGGTCGGATTAAAGAAAAAAGCCACAGTGATGGAGTGTAAGTTATGAGATATATAGATGGAATGCTTCCAGATCGAGCATTTAAAAAGAGTTTATTTAAGAGTGCTCCACAAACATTGGAAGGTGGCAGTGCTCCTCAACAAGCGGCACAACCATCACAACAGACAATAACTAATAATCCTATTGCGGATTGGGCGCAACCTACTGCATCAGCTTTAATTGGCTCTCAAATGCAAAACGCATTTAATATTGATGCAAATGGAAACATTTTAAGTTCTCGTGGTTTTACTCCTTTCGGTGGTCAAACTAATGCACAAGGTCAATTCACAGGTTCGCCTATTAGTCAAGATCAATATAATCAACAATTACAAGTAGCAGGTTTAGGCGTTGCTGGGCCAAGTGATTTACAACAACAATCGTATCAAGGTGCCGCTAATTTACAAACTCCAGGGCAATTTGGTCAAGCTACTCAAATGGCTGGTTACGGCACGGCTAGTGCTTTAGGTGCTGGTCAAAACTTTCAGAATATGGCTACTGACCCTAATGCGGTACAAGCCTATATGAACCCATATTTACAGGCTTCTTTAGATCCACAACTAGCAGAAATCCAAAGACAATATGGCATTACCGGAACCCAACAAGCTGGACAGGCTACACAATCTGGTGCGTTTGGTGGTGGTAGAGATGCTATTATGGCGGCAGAGAATGAGCGCAATAAAAATACTGCAATGAACACGGCTATTGGTCAAGGGTACAATACTGCATTTAATAATGCGCAGAGTCAGATGAATACTGGCGCACAATTAGGACTTCAAGGAGCTCAAGCTGGCATTCAAGGTGCTGGTCAGTTGGGTCAATTAGGCACACAACAACTTGCTGCGCAACAAGGTATTCTTGGCACTCAGAATCAGATGGGTTCACAAGAGCAACAGAACCAACAGAATGTTATTAATCAAGCATTGCAGAACTACGGTAATCAGCAGAATTACGGCACGACTCAAGCTACGAATATTATGAACTTGGTGCGCTCTACCCCAACAACGCAAACGCAAACAATGTACCAAGCCCCTCCTAGCCTTACATCGCAGGCAGCTGGTATAGGTACAGCGGGTATAGCTGGATATAAGTTAGCTACGATGGCAGGAGGAGGCATAGCCAAAGTAAAAAAGTTTGATGTTGGTGGCTCTGTAGAGAATCAACTTTATAAAATGCCAGATGCGGCATTAGCAGAAGAGTTGAAAATTACTCCAAGTCAAACAATTAAAACTACTGGCAATGCCATTCTTAAAGAAAGACAATTAGGAACTACACCTACGCCTGCATATGCGCCGGGAGGTATTGTTGCATTTGCTGAAGGTGGTGAGAGCGATATCATACCAGTGGAAGTGCCGGAAGAAGAGGATATGATTGGTAATCCAATGGATGAATTTACAATGCCTAGTTATATTATGGCGGTATCTAAGGCTCCTCAGCAAGAGAAAAAAACAGAGCATTTAAGTGTTCCAAAAGGAGAAAAAGATTTTTACAATTTTATGCAAAACAACATTAGAGAAGTAGCGCATAAGATGGGTGTAAAGAATCCAGATGCTATTGCTCATTTAGGTGCGGCTCAATCAGCGATTGAAACAGGATATGGTAAACATGCTCCTGATAATAATTTCTTTGGAATTAAGGGCGCTGGACAAAAACAAGTAACGCAAGAATATGTTCCGGGCAAAGGAATGGTTACTGTTACTGATTCTTTCCGTGGCTATGCTACACCAGAAGAATCTATTAAAGACTATATTAAGTTCTTATCAACAAATCCTCGTTATGAGAATGTGTTAGCAGCAGAAACTCCGATGGAAGCTATTCAAGCGCAACATAAAACAGGCTACGCAACAGATCCTAAATATGGACAAAAACTAACTTCTATTTATCAGCAGAATGTTCAAGGAAAAGCTGAAGGTGGAAGTATTAAACATTTTCAAGTTGGTGGGTTAGGCGTTGAAGATTTAAGACAAGGATTTAGCTCTGAAGATGTTCCTGCAATTAATCAAGAGGATTCTTTAAATGCAAAAAGAAATGTAGAAGAAAAAGGTATTAAAAAATCTACAAAAACACCAAAAATAACAAATATTCCTAACACATTATATGAAGATCCGTATGGTGGTGCATTAAATGAGTTTAATAGAAATCCAGCTCCAGAAATTACAAAATCTGAGATCAATGCTAATTTACAAAATAGACCAACTCTACAAGAAATAATAAGGGGAGTAAGAGCCCCACAAGCGGCAGCAAGCAAAGGGTCTAATTTTACACCAGAGTATAGAGCTCCATCAACTGGTCTAAAAGGAATGGGTATTGCCAATGGATTAGATGATGTGAATACATATATTGGGATGCCTAATACAGGCGGTATTGCTGATATTAATTATTACAATTTGTTAAATACTGAAATTCAAAAGTATCCTAATGATAAAAATTTATTAGAAGAAAAACAAAAATTAATTCAAAGATTCCCTAATTTAGTAACTCAAAATAAATTAGCAAATCAACCTACTGTTGCACAAGCTATACCAAAAACAGGAATGTCAGATGCTGACTATGCTAAATATAAAGCTATGAATGATACTAGTGGTGAAAGACGATTTGCTCAATCACAAGTTAAGCCAAGTGTTGCACCAACAAGCCAGCCTACTGCTACTCCTGATTATACAAATGATGTCCCTTATTCATCAGATGCTGCATCACAGCCTTTATCTAGCGCACCAGAAAATCAACCACAAGAGAATCAAGATAGTGGCGGAAAATCATCTAGAGATATGATTCAGCAGATGTTGATGGACAGAATGTCTAAACAAGGTGAAAGTGCTCAGCAAGATAAATGGATGTCATTATTAAGCGCTGGTCTTGGTATGATGGGTGGCACATCTCCTTACGCTGCTACAAATATCGGGCAAGGAGCACAACAAGGTATTGCTGCACAGATGGCGGCCAAGAGAAATCAAATCTCGGAACAAAACTCTACATTAACTGGCATGCTAGGATTGGAAAGAGCTCACGCTACAGACGCATATCATCAAGCACAATTGGCACAAAATGCACAAATAAGAAAAGACCAATTAAATGAAGTGATAAGAAGTCATACTGCAACTGAAGAAGAAAAGAGAAATGCATTAGCAGAATTGACTAGAGGACATAATATTCAAGATCAAAATACCGATGAAGCAAGGGCAGACAGAAAACGTCAATTTAATATGCAGGTTCTTGGTAATATGGAAAAAAATGCACAAGCTCAAGTTCTTTCAGAGTTAAAATTAAACCCAATGGCATTAATGGGTAAGTCAGCAGAAGAGATTAATGCATTAACGGCACCAAGAATACAAGAAATTTTAAAAGGTAACAAGCGTTATAGAGATATGTATAAAACAACATACGATGGTTACGACCCATTTGAAACAACGGAAACGCCAGTAAATAAAAATTTAGATTTGAATAAATATCTTAAAAAATAAAGGTTAGCATATGATATTTGATGTTGACAAGGCTATGGCTGATGGCGCATCGCCAACACAGATTGCTGACTTTTTAGCACAGAAAAAGAATTTTGATATTGAATCTGCTAGAAAAGATGGCGCAGATGATAAACAAATTATTCAATTTTTAAATCAAGCGCCAAAAAAGCAAACACTACTCGATACATTAGGTCGAAGTCTTGAAGCTACAGCAGGAGATTTTCAAACTGCTGGGGCTGGCATATTAAACCCTACGGAAGCGGCTAAAGCTGGTATTGAACGTGAAGAAGCATTGCGTCAAAAATACGGAGAGCAAGAGTCTAGATTATCTAAGGTAGAACAAGCCTACAAAGATAAAGGATTACTTTCTGCTATTGGTACTGGCTTAGGAGAGATACCCGGCGCAATAACAGAACAAGCTCCAAACCTTGCTATTGGTTTAGGTGGTGCAGCTGCCGGATCTGTAGCGGGCCCAGCAGGAGCTATAGCAGGTGCTTTCTTACCATTCTTCCTACAGCAATATGGTGGAAACATAAAGCAACAAGCGGAAGTGCAAAAGGAAAAAGGTCAGGAGATTGATGTGAGTGGTGGTAAAGCTGCTGCCTATGCCGTTCCGATGGCTGGCTTAGATGTTGCAGAAGCATTTATTCCTTTCGGCGGGAAAATGATTGGGAAGATATTTGGCCCAAGCGTTGAAAAATTGTTGTCTCGTGGATTAACCAAAGAAGCTGAAGAAGCTGTTAATAAGAAACTTGCAAGCGAAACTTTTTTACCAAGTCTTAAAAATTTAGATTTAGGAACTGTTGTAAAGGGAACGGCTAAAGCATCTGCATTGGAAATCCCTACTGAGGTAACTCAACAGTTATTAGGTAGAGCTCAATCTGGGCAAGATTTATTTAGCAAAGATGCAATGCGGGAGTATGGTGAGACTGCATTTGATGTGGCTTTATTGGGACCACTGGGAATTCTAGGTAGAGTAAACGATAAGGCTGCAGCTAGAAATACTATTCTCAAGGCGCAGCAAGAGGCGGCCAAATCAAAAGAATTACAAGAAATAACAATTCCCGTTCAGAATGATCAAGGGCAGGAAGAGCCAAAAGTATTCTACGTAGATTCTACGGGATTTGCATCAGCTAATTTAGATGACTTTAAATATAAAGAAGAATTAGAAAAAAGACAGCAAGAAGAAAATAAACAAGCAAGAGAAGCAAGAAGAGCAGCAAAGCAAGGTGCTGTAAGTGGTGCTCCTATTTATGTTGGTCCAGAAGGTCAGGCGGGACAAGATATTAATGCGGTCACTCTAGAAGATCGCAAGATGGGTGTTGTTAAGCGATTAGCAGAAGAAAAACAAGACTTATTAAATAATAGTTTAACCCCTGAGTTATTAAAGTCGTGGGGCGTAAAAGGAAAGCCTATTACTGTGCAAGGCATTATGGGCGTGGATATTAGAAACCCTGAACAAGCGCCAATTGTAAAAGCTAAATTGCTAGAGTTACAAAAGAAAACTACTAGCCCTACAGTTAAAAATAATATTGCTGAATATTTAAAAAGACCAGAGTTTACACAAGAGCCCGCTGTTGCGCCTATTGCTGCAACTCCTACGGAAGCACCAGTAGAAGCGCCTAAAGACTTGCTTGCAGAGCAAAAGATTCCTGAAAGTGAGCTATGGAAAAACATTCAGAATAGAGATAGAACCTCAGATACATCCATTAGGCAAATGAATAAAATTGCTAATGCACCGGAGTATCTTAAGATAAGTTATTCCAACTCATTTAATGAAGGAGCTCCTGTTGTTACGGGAGATGCAGAAATACCAAAAGAACAACTGGGCAGAAAAGGCACAATTATTGGGTCTGATGATATAAAAATACCAGTTCAATATGCGGTAATTGATGCCAATCAAGTGCAAGCATCTCATAATGTTAATGGTGAAAAGAACCCCAATTACACATCAGATGACTACAAGGGATTAAGATCAATCACGAATGGCCGTACAGCCGGAATACAAGCTGGGTATGCGCGTGGAAAATTTGATGATTATGTAACAGATTTATTGCATGACGATATGCATGGCATAAAAAAATCCGTTATTAAAAACATGAAGAATCCAATGCTTGTTCGTATTATGCCGCAAGATATGGTTACTAAACACATAGGAGATGTTAGTAACGTTGGCGCTGGACTAACTCTAAATGTCATTGAGGAAGCAAAAAATGATATTAGAAGGGTTGATTTAAATGAGCTTGCATTTGATGATAATGGAGATGTGTCTGATGCAACGGCAATAGGTTTCATTCGTAAAATGCCAATGGTAGAACAGGGAGCATTAATTAGAAAAGATGGTGGGCCAAGTCCAAAAGCGCTTGCAAGATTAAAAGTTGCAATATTCCAAGCTGCTTATCAAAATGATAGCCTTACAGAATTAGCATTTAATTCAGGCGATGATGAAGTTAAAAATATTGTTCGAGCATTAAATATAGCTGCTCCTAGTGCTATTCATTTGGACGGATTAGGCGAGTATGATGTTCGACCTTATGTAACTGAAGCAGTAGAAATGGCAATTAATGCAAGAAGAAGCAATATTAAATTAGAAGATATGGTGAAACAGTCAGACATGACAAGTAACCCGTTATCTAAAGAAATATTAAATATGTTTGCAGAAAATACGCGCTCTGCTAAAAGGATGGGAGAAAAACTTAATAAATTATTTGATGGCGCTTTTGATGAGGCTACCAAAGAGCCAGATATGTTTGGTGAATTAGCAAGAAGACCATTGCATCAGTTGTTTCAAGAAAGCTTCCAAGAGAAAACAGAATCCGACCTATTCCAAATATTGCAACAAAGAGAAGGCGCTGCTCAAGGAGACTTGTTTGGTGATTACGAAGAGGTAAAAGAAAAACCTCGCGCAGAAAAAACACAGGAAGAGTTGCCAAAATTATCTGAGCAAGGATTAACTGTTCCTAAGGGTAGACATCCGCAGGTAGTGGCTGCTGCTAGAGAACGTCAAGCTGGCAGAATGTCTAGAGAGCAATATGAAAAGTATGTAAATAAATACATGCCTATTTCAGAAGTGAGTGAGCCACGTCCACCAGCTTCATTGAGCAAAATGAAAGAAGTCTTAAAGACTAATCAAGTAGATAAAATTAATCCTCCTTTACAAAATGGGACAAGAGTGGGTCTCCGGATGGATATTAATGCCTTGCAAAAAGGTGGCAGTGTAGTGTCTATTCATGAAGGCGGAACCGATAAAACTCTTGGATCAAACATAGGTTACTCAAGTACGGCACGAGTCAAGAATGTAAAATTTGCTATTAGAAGAGAAGCAGGATCTTTAAAGGTTGCTACTGGCGAGGAATATAAAGCTCCACAGCAAACAGTTGAAGGTGAGTGGATACAATCTACTCCGGAAAAAGATTATCAGGACATCAAAGATTTATTAAAGAATCCAGCATGGACTCAAGTAAGTTTAGATCCCTTGCGCCATTCTTATTTTTATGATCGTAAATCAACAAACCCTGTTAAGTCAGCAGATGAAGTTATCCAAGTAGGTAATTTCCTGTTGGCCAAGAATGTAAAGTTTGGAGATAAGTCTGAATATCTTTATGAGCAAAACAAAGGTACATCAGATATTAAAAAAGAAGAGCAGGACTTAGAAAAACAATTAAGCGGCAAATCCATGACACAAGTTTCTAAGTGGATTGTAGATAATGCACCAAATCCATTTGCAAAGGCTATTGCAAATATGGTGAATAAACGCATCATTGAAATGGATCAAAGAGGCATCAAGCTTACTTTTGATATACAGGGTGGAAATAATAGAAATAAAATTTTGAAAAACGCTCGCGGTTTGATGGTATCAAAGATTGCCGCAGATGGTGGAGAGACTTATTTTAATGTAACCTTAAATGGTGCAGCAGTTAAAGTAAATCAAGATGGATTCCCATCTGGCATGAATTACAAAACAATTCTTCATGAGCTATTGCACGTTGCGACAAAAGGTCAATTAAGCAGGATTAATCAAAATGACAAATTAGCTATTGAGTTGAATGACTTAAGAAATATAATTGTTAGAGATTTTAATAAGAGAGCAAGAGCGGGTAACTTAACGCCATTTTTAAAAAGAATTCATAGCGGAGAAATAAATCCATTAGAGAACACAGATGAAATAGTTTCTTGGGGGTTGACTGATAAAGATACGCAGGAATACTTTAGTGAAATCAAAATCGGCGAAAAAACAATTTTTAATAAGTTAGCGGATATAGTTAGAAAATTATTAGGGATTAATAAAGATTACGACACAGCATTAGATAGCTTAATTAGAACATCTGAATCAATTCTAAAAGAAGATATTAAATCTGTTGCTGGCAAAATAGAGGCTAAGGGCTATGTATATGGCAAGGCGCCCGCAAGTAAAGGTGTTGCCGGAGAACAACAGACTTTATTTGAAAAAACACCAATTACGGACATTAATTATGAGATATCTCTTGACGGTGTTGATCCAAAAGTTGCTAAGTTGGCAGAAGAAACATTTGGCAAGCAAGAGCCTAAAACTTATGTAGAAACAATCAAAGATTTAGCTGGTAGAGCTAGAGACAGATTTAAATACATGGTGGCAGATGCTTTTGTTGATATAGCCAATGTAAGTAAAAATGGATATATGAAAGCAAAGTTATCCAAGACTGTAGATACCCAGATGCAAGTGATATTAGATTACGGCCATCTTGAGGTGCGAGGCGGTACTCTTGGATACAAGAAAGGCACTAAGGGATTGAAAGAGATATATGCCCCATTGGGGAATGAAGTTGAACGATTCCAAGTATGGGTTGCATTAAATAGAGACGCCAATTTGCCTAAAGACAAACGTTCATTTAAAGATGATTTAGTAAACAATAGAAATGAGTTTATTAAAGGTGATTTAAATGGTGTGCCAAGAGCTAAACTCTATGAACAGGCTAGGAAAGAACAACAAGAGTTAAACGTTTCTGTGCTAAATGTAGCCAAGAATTTAGGTTTAATTGATGATGAAGCATATATACGATTTAAAAATGATGCTTTCTATATTCCATTCTACAAAGAGATGGAAAATGGCGATGTAGAAGGAGCTCGTATTGCATCAAAGTTAACCGGACAAAAGTTTAGCCATGCTCTAAAGGGTGGTGAAAAGAAGGTTAATGACTTAATGGATAATATGTTGCGCAATTGGTCGCATATCATCTCTGCTTCATTAAAAAATGATGCCGCCGTAACCACTCTTCAAGATGCCGTGAAGCTAGGTGTGGCAACTCCGGTAAAGGCATTCCAAAAGAGCAATGCAGATGTTGTAAAGGTTATGGAAAATGGCGTACCAGCATATTATAAAGTAGCTGATCAACACTTAATCGACAATATTGCACAGATTAATTATGTTGGAAAACAATCTGCATTATTTAAGGCAATGACTAAGCCATCTGCTTGGTTACGTTATGGCGTTACCTTAAGCCCAGGGTACAAAATAAGAAACTTAGTTAAAGATACAATGACTACCATTGCAGTAAGTGATACAGATCCTAACGCTATTAATACATTTAAAAAGGGATGGGAGTTAACTAATAAGGCTAGTGACGCTTATGCAGATGCGCTTGCTGCTGGAGCGGTATTCCAATTGGGTAGCTCACATGATGGTAAGTCAGCAGACTTAATTAAACGATTAATTGCTGAGGGAATTCCGGGTAATACTATTCTCAATACTCAAGAGAAGATGACAAATGGGTTAGTTAAAGCATTTAAATCCTATCAAGCATTAGGCGATCGCCTTGAAAACGTCAATAGAATGGCTTTGTATGACAAGCTTATTAAAGATGGCAAATCTCCTTTAGAAGCTGCGTATGAGTCTAGAGATTTATTAGACTTCACATCTCAAGGTGCATCACGTTCGCTTCAAGTATTATCTCAACTTGTTCCTTTTATGAACACCCGTATACAAGGGTTATACAAGTTGTATAGAACCGGCACAGACGCAG